CCTTAATGTCTTCATTAATGTCTTCCTTAATGTTTTCTTTAACGTCTTCTTTAACGTCTTCCTTAATGTTTTCTTTAACGTCTTCCTTAATGTTTTCTTTAACGTCTTCCTTAATGTTTTCTTTAACGTCTTCCTTAATGTTTTCTTTAACGTCTTCTTTAACGTCTTCCTTAATGTTTTCTTTAACGTCTTCCTTAATGTTTTCTTTAACGTCTTCCTTAATGTTTTCTTTAACGTCTTCCTTAACGTCTTCCTTAATGTCTTCCTTAATGTCTTCATTAGTCTCTATAGGGTTTAATACTTTCATATAAAATTTATTATTTTATATTAAATATATTAAACAATATAAGTTTAAACTAAATTAACTATTATTATATATGAAAATAAAACGTGCTAATTGTTATTATTAACAACAACAACAATAAAATTTTTACAATATATATATAATTTGTAAATATAACATAATATAAAAACCAACTATCTACGCTATTATCTAATCTAAATAATGTTATTAAAAAATTAGTAAGACTTAAAATAAAAACATTAGCAAACCACGAATTTTTATTATTTGTTTTAGGAAACAACTGAATAATGAGCGGATATTTATAGGTGAATTTGTTTGGTAAGTTTCCTATATATGTAATATCTATATGGCCTTTATTAAAATTAGATAAGCTAATATCTTCTATTAACTTACTTCTTGCATCATGTGAATATATTATTGCTTGAGCTGCACCAAAAAAATGATGGTCTAACTTGAAAAAATCGTCATTATATTTTGAAAATAGTCCAAATGAACCAAATGTGAAAATATTGAAATTTGTTGTAGCAATAAATGCATCGATTTTTTCATAAATTAATGGATCATTGTTTATAACTTGTGCATCATCTTCTAAAATAATTACATTATTGTATGGTTTTAAGTAGTTAAAAGCTGTATAATATGCATGGACTATATCATTTTTTGGACTATTAATTATTGATGGCTTGCTACACTTTTTAAATCCTTTATTATATTGAATTATTGTTTTTTTGGCAAGATTTAATAAAAAAGGGTCTTCATTAAATCTGTTGTCGTCTTCCATTGCTAATATAAGAACCACGTCAACATTGCTAAGAATGGGTTTTGTACTATTATTTAATATTTTATAACTATAACAGGTCATAATAAATAGTATGTTATTTATTACAAATTTTTATTTAAATTTAAATAAATAACATATTATCTTAATTATCTTAATTATCTTAATTATCTTATTTATTTAAATGTTTTATGTTATTTAGAAATAACATTATTTAGAAATAATATTATTTTTTTTAAATTATATATATAATAATATTTATGGAGCCTATGGATAATCAAATGTTAATGACCGGCGGAAGCACTAATAGACTTAGCCCATCCGGTTTCTTCTATTATGTTTTTAACTTTGATAGTGATAACAAAGCCGTTTTATTTAATATGTTACAATATCTTATATTCTCTCTAATTCCTGTTATATTATTATTGAAATTTGTGAAAGAATATATTCCTGAAGACAATGATAAAAAGGATAATTTAGAATTATTATTTGAAATAATACTTCAATTAGGTATATTGTTTATAGCAATATTTTTTATTGATAAGATTACCCGCTATTTTCCTACATACAGTAAGGTGCCTTATTCCAAATTTAATGAAATAAGTTTCATTATTCCTACATTGATCTTAATTATAACTATGCAAACAAAATTAGGAGCAAAAATCAATATTCTCTATAGTAGAGCAATGGAATTATGGAATGGTAAAAGCCCACTTGTTGGTGCAAGTAATCATGGAAATGCAAAAGTGCAGCAAGGTATTGCTACACCTGGAATTCATCAAGTTAGCAGAGCGGACACACTAGACAATACTTTAATGGCTCCTCGGGCTAATCAATTGCCTGCTCAAAATAATATATCTATGATTGATGCGCTCCCTAATATGATGAATGGAGGAACTAATTATCAAGGCCAAGCTATGCAAAACGCATTTATGGAAACAATGGAGCCTATGGCTGCCAATGGTGCTTTAGGAGGTTCATTTGGATCATCGTTTTAATTCTAAAATTTTTACTTTAATACATTATAAAAATTTTAGATTTAACTATTTATTTTTTGAGGCTGTTGGTGCTCAAGGTGCTGCTTTTGCATCTATTGGTCTTGCAGTTGCTATTGGACTAGCTATTGGTGTTGCAGCTTTCATAACGGGTCCTAATCCTAATTTATTAATAGTATTTCCATGCTTTTGTGTAACATCGTTTAATTTGTTGGTTAATCCTTTGCTTAAACCTGTGCCTAATTGTTGGAGTGGAGTATTGCTAAATTTATTAGTTAGCATACTTGTAATACCATTAGAAGCCATATTAGCAAGCTTTTGATTGCCTTGACTTTGATTGCCCATGAAAGAAGACATAGCTCCTTGTAGTTGATTGCCCATAGGACCAGACATAGGTCCAGACATAGAGCCCATAGTAGGCATAGCGCCCATAGTAGGCATAGCACCCATAGTAGGCATAGCGCCCATAGGTCCAGACATAGCGCCCATAGTAGGCATAGCGCCCATAGTAGGCATAGCGCCCATAGGTCCAGACATAGAGCCCATAGTAGGCATAGCGCCCATAGTAGGCATAGCACCAGGCATAGAGCCCATAGCGGGCATATTAGAGAGCTTATCCCCAACAATTCCGTTAAATTTAGTCTTCATGTCTGATAACTTACCTGTCATATTACTTAACGCACCAGCTTTATCCCCAACAATTCCGTTAAATTTAGTCTTCATGTCTGATAACTTACCTGTCATATTACTTAACGCACCAGCTTTATCCCCAACCATTCCGGAAAATTTAGACGCCATACCTGAAAACATTCCTGATTTGTTCCCTGTTTTATTACCTATTCCAGACCCATAACATCTATCAGTAGTGCAATTATTTTCACTTATTAAATTAGTAATTCTAACTGTTAAATTTTTTAATGCTAGACCGATAGAAAAATCTATTTTCTTAGTTGTAGCGATATATGGATGTGGAACTTGAAGAACTATAATAAATATTAGCAATAAACACACAATGATCCCTGTTATATAGTTATATACTTTTTCCATGAAAACCTGCTTATCAGATAGTTTTTTAGCGCTAGGTGCATTACAATCTACAGGTGGCGGTTCTATTTTTTTATTTAATATACTAATAAAAAATATTAACTTATTTGAACCAACATCTTCGACTATTAATGTTATTAATCGCAATAATATATAAATTACAATAAATTTTATAATTATTGCAGTGTAACTCTTAAGTTTTTCAATAATATTGCATAAACCGGGAATTTTGAGTAATATCCATTTAATAGGACGTATTAGTAATATAACCATAATTAATACACATATACCTAATACAAATAATAATGACGACTCCACTATTTTAGCAAAATTTAATAAATTAGGTTTATTTTGTCCGCACGCCATTTTATAAAATGCTTTTGATATTATAGAACCCATTACTATTACCGCAATAGGCCATAATATATATAATGATCCAATTAATTGTTTAAATATTTGAATAATGTCTAATTCGTCTTTAATTCGGGGTAAATAATCAATCAATAAATAAAATATTAAATAAATACTTGTAACTACAAAAAATAAAGAATATATTACTTGTGTCGGCTTTTTTTGAAATGAAATTGGTAAATCTGGTAAGTCAATATAACCGGCTGATATCCATTTAAAAAATGATTGTATACTTACCCATGTTAAAAAAATTATTAAAAATAGTACAATTAAACCAGTAAATATACCAGGAATTACATTTGTTGCATGTAAAGGCTTATTATAAGTTACTTTATTGTTATTTGATTTAAATTTTCCAGAAGCCTTTCCTAGCATATCTAAAAGTTTTGCTTTTAATTTAGTAAAAAGATCCATAATCCATGTTGTTACCTTAAATATTCTTCTTAATAAGTCTGCAATTGCTAGACTAAATCGCTTTAATAAATTTTGCTTATTAAACTTTTCATCTTTCATAGTAGCTTTTGCGTCCATAGCGGCTTTTTCATTAGTTCCTTGTGCTTGTACGTTGGGTGCTTCATTTCTTGGCATATCCTCATAATTGCCATCACTCATATTATATTAAACTAATATAAGCGTATATTATTATTTGAAATATTAATCATAATTAATCATAATTAATATTTTCAAATTCTTTTAAATTGATCTTTAAATTATTACAAAGACAAATTTTCTTAATTATTTTATCATCAATTGTTTTTAAATTAACAGAGCATGTTTTCAATAAATAAGCAAAATAGTCTTGCTTTGCGTCGTTTTCTTTAAAATCGGGATTTTTGGCAATCCAATCTTGAATTAGTTTAAAATGGGCTTTATTTAAATTATGTAAAGCCTCTTTTATTTTTGTCTTATTGCTATCTTTTTCCCATAAGTCGTTATCTTTTATGTATAATGTTTCGCGTTTTGGATCGGTACAATGTAACGGTCTCTCAAAAAGGGATAATTTATTTATTGTTTGTATTATTGCGTTACTTAGTCCGGTTTCTAAACCTTTGTTTTTTGTTAAATCTAAATCTTCCAATGTTAATTTTATTTGTTTTATAAAATCGTTCATGTTTATTGCATTCTTACAACGCTCATTTAAAAACACATTAATATTAAAATTTTGTTTTATAAGTGTATTGTTGTTTGTAATATTGCCTATTTTAGGGACAAATTCTATTAATTGTTTCTGTTGTTCTCCTAGTTGTTTTTGTTGTTCCATGATTTGTTGTTGTTGAATTAATAGTAAATTTTTAATATCATTGTTTTCGGTAAATAGCTTTAATATCATGTTATGGCTAATATTATCCTTATTTAGGTCTTGGACTTCGCTATTGTTTGTATTGTTATTTTTGTCTTGGTCTAAATTAGTACTAATAGCACATTTTTTTTTATGATTATATAAGCTTTGGTTGTGTTTGTAACTTTTGCCACATTCGCAAATATAACTTTTATTAGGTATGTTGTATGTTTTTTCTGTGCTATTTACAGCTAATTCATTATTTTTATGTTTGTCGGTTTGTATGTGTCTCCCATAATCTCCCTTTTTAAATGTATTATAATCGCAAAAATTACATTTATACAAATATTTATTTTTATCATCCTTAACTATATCCTTATTATGGGTCATTTACTAACTATATTATAGTATATTATAGTATATATAAAAATCCTTAAATCCTTTTTTGCGCGAAAAAGCGCTTTTATAAGTATTGAAAATTATGGTCTCGTATTTTTTTGAAAAAAATTATATTTGACTGCCTATATGGTAAGGTTTTTTCATGTCGCCAAAAAGTGGCGCTTTTTTGCGCGTTTTTTATAAGTATTTTATAAGTATTTTATAAGTATTTAATACTTATAAAAAACGCGCAAAATTTCTAAAAATGGGCCTAAAAAAATCATGGTCTCATGTTTTAAATGCCTAAAATTGAATTTGTTAATACATAATGATGCAAAACCTGAAAAAACCATGTTTTTCAACAAAAAAATCTATAAAGGGTTGTATAAAGTAAAAATGGACATTTATAAATGTCCAAATCCTAAAAAATTCTTGAAATATATTTTGGAAAAAAGAGAGATTATTACCTTTAAACTTTTGCTGCGTATTTTTATTTTATTTATGAGAATTTGTTACCATACATGGTAAGGGATTGTTTGGTTGTATTTTTCCGTGTTTTTTTATATTTTTCCATATTTTTCCGTAATTTTTTTATTAAAAAATTCATGAAAAAGTTTGGTAAAAAATATTAATATTTTGTATAATTAATATTTTGTATAATTAATATTTTGTATTATTAGTAATATGTATAAAATCAAAAAATTTAGCGAATTATTATTTTTATATTCAATAAACATAAGTTTTGTATTATATATTATTGTGTTATTAGGAATAGGTGGCTTTGCGCCGCAATATTTGCATTATTTGAAAACTTTTTTGCAAATATATATAGGAATTTTGCTGGTTATAACCTACAACCCTTTTACATATAAGGACCACCAATTTGGCGAATTTGATAGACAATTAGTATTTTCATCCGGCATATTTTTATTATTATCAACTACAATAATTGGGTCGTTTGAGCAATATTTTCAAACCAAAGCAAAAGAATTTATTCGAGGCGGAGTAAGTAGCATTACTAATAATTATTTGTATAAATAATATATACCAAAAATATTCCGAAGAAATTTTTAGCAAATAGATCCAATATATTATATAATATATTTTTTGTGTAATATGGTAATAATGCCGCTACTCCATATAATGACCAGAAAAAGAAAAAATATATAAATATATTAAATCCTGTACTATTATGTAGTACATAATTTTTATAAATCATGAAATAATAAATTAAAAATGGT